AAGAAGTCATGAATAATACAGTTCGTGGGCAAGACGATAATAAATACTACACCAATGATAATTCAGGTAATTACATTGAAGAGACAGCAAATTATTTTGTTTTGATAATTGGTGGGAAGGGAGAGACAAGTCAGGCTGTTATATCAATGAAGTCATCACAACTAACTCCAAGTAGAAATTGGAATAGTAAGATGAAGAATTTGAAGATCAAAAATTCGAAGGGTGTTTACTTCACTCCTCCTATGTGGTCTCATTCTTATTTATTGAAAACAGAAAAGACAAAAAGCGGAGATAAAACTTGGTACAAGTGGAAGATAGAAATAGATTCTATGCTTTCAACTGAAGACCATGTTAAAGAAGCTCGTTCTTTTTCTGACGAAATGGCAGTAGCAAAAGATAAGTTGGTGCCGGATCAAGACGAAAAACAAGACGATAAAACTCCATTCTAATTTCGTTGGAAGTTCCAAAAGGCATGGAGGTTCGAGTCACTTCACTAGAGTGTATAGGTATCCAACGATGAGATCATTTAAACTTATACACTCAACGACTCGCAAAACAAGGCTGTCTTATGAGTATAGAAAAATTTAAACAAATATTTTCAGGATTGGAAAGAGCCTATGGGCAATACAATTCAGGGGATGTAAAGAACGGAAAGCAGGGCGGTAATGCATATATTAAAAAAGATATTGTTACAGATGCACTATGGAAAAATCATCTTGAGGGTGTGGAACCTAGTCTTGGTATCATCCCCATTAGAGATGATAGTACTTGTTCTTGGGGTTGTATTGATGTTGACACTTATCCTCTCGATCATTTAAAAATTATAAAAAAAATAAGAAGTTTAGAACTTCCTCTTATTGTATGTCGATCTAAAAGTGGTGGCGCTCATTTATTTTTATTTACAGAAGATCCTGTTAGCGCTGAGGATTTAAGAAATAAATTG